TCACAATCATAAGCTACCTCGCACTGTATGTTTAAGTAAAATGGACACATCATTACTACTATTACTAATCTTCGCAGCACTCGTATTACACGATCTAAGGAGAATATGAAGGATAAAGGCAGAGATATATAGATGGTAGAAGTTAAAGAAAGACCTAAGAAGAGGATAAGAGACCCTTTAAAAATGAGGGCTTACAGGGAAAAATGGAGAAAGGAGAACCCTGAGAAATGGAAATTATCTTATACAGAATCAAGAAGAAAAAAGATAGAAGCAGAGCCTTGGTATAAAATGTTTATCTGTATGACTTCACGGTGTTTTGCCAAGAGTCATCATTATTATAAGAAAGGGATAAAATGCTTTTTAGGAGCAGAAGATATTAAGTCCATATGGTTTAGAGACAAAGCATATTTATTAGAAAGACCTAGCATAGATAGAATCGACCCAGACGGAAATTATACTTTAGAGAACACTAGAATGATAGAGTTTTCAGAAAATATGAAGAGAAAAAGGGGGAGAAGCTGAAAAATAAAGGTGGAAGACCCAGCAAAATAGAAAGTGTAAACCTAAAACTAGTGAAGCATTACACATCAGAAGGTTATACAGACAAACAACTTGCTAAGATATTAGGTGTTACTGAGACTACTATAAACAATTGGAAAATAGATTACCCAGAGTTTTTTGAGTCCTTAAAGAGTGGTAAGTTACTTGCGGATTCTAGAGTAGAGGCTTCATTATATCAAAGAGCGTGCGGGTATTCTCATCCTGAAATCCATATCACTAATTATTTAGGAAAGATTAAAAAGACTCCGATAATAAAACATTATCCTCCTGATGCTACTTCGGCTATATTTTGGCTGAAGAATAGAAAGCCTAGAGAATGGAGGGATAAACAGGAACTAGAGCATACTTTTAAAGACTATTTATACCCTGAATTAAAAGATATTCCTAATGACGTATTGGTAGAATTGCTTGATACAGTAAAAAAGAAAAAGCAAGGTGAATGAAAACAGTAAAAGAGATAGTTAAAGAGGAATACGAATATCGTAATAAAGTCAATCCTCTAGCGTTCTTTGAAAATTTGGAACAGCAAAAAAAGTTTAGTAAAGATTTATCTAAGACTAAATCTCTCTACGGAGGTAATCGCGCGGGAAAGACTCAAGCTGGGGCAGCTTATATCATCAGCAAGTGTTTGGCTAAACCAAAACAACGGTGGTGGGCAGTAGCAGATAGTTTCTCTGATTCTGTCAATATTCAACAAAGGAAGATTTGGGAATTGTTACCTAAGCTTGAGATAAAATATGGCAACTTTAGTGAGATTCTAGGGTTTACTAATAGAAAACTACTGTTTAAGAATGGGTCAATAGTGATATTCAAAAGTTATGACCAACAAAGAGAATCTTTCCAAGGGGAGGATTTGGATGGTATTTGGTTTGATGAGGAATGTACCTATGATATTTTTAAAGAATCACGGATGAGGTTGGTTGATAGGGACGGTGAGATGATATTCACCATGACATCACTCAAAGGCGTAACAGATATGATCCAAGATGTTTTTGAGGGTTATGATGTGGTTGAGTCTCAATATGCACCTTTGGTTGACGAGACTTTACCAAAGATAGCCGAGAAGAATGAAAATAGATTTTACTTCTTGTGGACTACTGAGAATCCTTATCTTAACCAAAAAAGGGTCATCACAGAGACTAAACTAATGACTAAAGACGAAATCAAGTCTCGTATCTACGGAATGCCAATCAATTTATCCGGGAAGATATACATGAAGTTCAACAAAGGTATTCATGTAATCCCCTTCGAGGATGTACCATTCAACAAAGTTACACTCTACGGAGTCTTAGATCCTCATGATAGGAAACCCTGGGCGATGATTTGGGCCGCGGTAAGTATCACCGGAACAATATATATCGTAGATGAATATCCTGAAAGGAACTTCAACGAGATGTTCACAGATGATAAAACCTACACTGAGTATGCTAAGATCATCAAAGAGAAGGAAGAAGGACTGAGACAGATATTCAGGAAACCGATACATAAGAGAATTATTGACCCTAACTTCGGGAATAAGACAGTCCAATTAGCCGAGAGACAAGGCGGACAATCAAGCACAACACCCAAGAAAGAGCTTCTGAAGCGTGGATTAAGGTTCGTAGACGGAATTGACGCACTCGAAGCAGGGCATTTAAAGGTCAGAGAACTCCTATACTGGGAGAAGAAGGACGACGAAATAGTTGTTCAACCTAAGATTTTAATAACCGAGAACTGTACTAACACAATCAGGCATTTATCAAGATATGCAAGAGGCGACATAATGACCTCAGACGGAGATGTGAAAGATAAAGTGAGACCAAAAGAGAAGTATAAGGATTTTAGCGATGTAACTAGATATTTGGCAATGCACAATCCAAAATACGTAACAGGAAGCACGTTTAATCCTAATGTACCGAAATTATATTAAGGAGGAAGATGATAAGAAAGTATCGTAAGAAGCCAGTAGTGATTGAGGCGATTGAATGGACAGGAGACAATTTTGGAGAAATAGCATTATTTACTAATGGCTCTACTCACCAACAGGGAAGTGATTTATGGGTAAAAACTCTTGAAGGTGGACATACGGCACTTAAGGGAGATTTCATAATTAAGGGTGTCAAGGGAGAATTTTACCCTTGCAAACCAGATATATTCACAATTACTTATGAGGAGGTTAAATGAGCCCAAGCGAACAAGCACCAGAAAAGACACCAGAACAATTACTTGCAGACAAGAAAGCAGCCTTTGAGGCTAACCCTGACCAATTCATCCCATTAAGTGAGATAGTAGTAGCAGTAAAACGCACTCCTAGCGGGATAGCTCATTACATCGGAGAAGCTAAAAGGTCTGAATTACAATATGCTAAAGCTGAATTACAGTTCCAAATAGACGAAGTCCTTAGAATCATGGCAATAGAGAAGAGAGCAAATGCTCTCAAAGGTAAGAAAATAATAATACCCGGGAAGAACAGAGGAGCGTTTGGGAGAAATAATTAATGAAAGACTACCGTTGTAAGAATTGCCATAAAGTGTTGTTTAAATTTAATAAACATAATATAAAGATTTTTCTAAAAGAAGATAAATGTATGGAATTGTTCGAGATTAAATGTCCCAAATGTAAAAAGGTTAATCAAATAACCTATGAAGCCATTGATTGTTTAAATAACGATGACGTAGGGGCATTTGAAATATTAACTGCTGTTTTAAAAACATAGAGCGTCTAGAACGCCATAATTAAGTAGAGTCTCATTGAAGACCCAAATTAGATGTAATAGTCTAGTCTGGGTCTTTTTTATTAATAAAGGAGATAGTTCTTAAATGAAAGATAAAAAAAACACTCTAACACCTGACGAGAAGAAGATACAGCCACTTCCCATAGAATTAGAATCAGACGCCTACTCCCCTAAGATGCAGAAAGAAATCTGCTCTATGATAGAAGATGACTACCGAGTAGGTACAGATGCAGCCACAGACTGGCTAGCCCAGAAGAAGAAGGACATTCAACAATATGAGGCCGAGAAACCTTCAATCCTAGAAGACCTCTCCAAAGAACCGGACATGGCTGACAGAAACCTAGGAATAGCCCCGTCAACTGCCGACTCCTATCAAGCTACTCTCTTAGCTACTTCGTGGAATCCTTCAAGGATGCACTGGGTAGCAGTAGAGGAGAATGATTTTGAGAACAGAGACAATATTAAGAAATTCGCTGAATGGGCGGTAAGTAAGAACGAAGGTAACGTCTATCCTGAGGTAGATGATTACATCCATAATAAGATATGTCTAGGTTTTTCAGTATTTAAAGTCTATTGGAAAGTCTGGTATGAATGGGTTGACAAGCGAATCCCTGTCCAAGATAAGAATAAGAAGTTTAAGAAATACGAAATAAAGACAGTAAAAGAGAGATTTGAGAAAGGTGTCCTTGAGAACATAGCCGATGTCGATGATATTGTAATCCCCGACTATGGGAAGAACCTTCAAGAGCAGAGCTTCTTAATCCATGTTCTGCATATAGATAGTGATAAATTCACAGACAGAGCCGAGAGAAAGATATTCAAGAACATCCCCGATGACGATGTTGATATGTTCCTAAGTAAGATCAAGTCAGCAAGAATAGAAAAGAGCGGTGGACTCAAGAAAGTAAAAGACGAACAACTAGGGACTAAAGATACCAAAGACCTCAATCCAAGAGTATTCCCTATTGACTTACTAGAATGGTATGGGACTTTCAAAAAGGGCAAGAAGACAGAGAAGTTTCGTTTCATAATGGAACCCTATACCATGACTCTATTAGCCGGGAAACCTCTAAGGAAGATCACCCGAACAGGTAAGATCCCTTTCGTAGGCGGCCCGCTAATCAGAAGACCGGGCAAAGTAAGAGGGAAATCCTTAATGAAACTCATTGCCCCTCTAGTCAACGCTATTAACAACATATTCAACCAAGCATCAGATTTTGCGTTCTTCACTAACTGTCCATTCGGATTTCACAGAGTAACTGACGAGGGGTACACGAAACAATCCTACAAACTAAGAGGAGGAGTATCCTATCCTACCGGGGACGATAAGCCTTCAGATAGTGTATATTTCCCCAATCTCCAGAGGTCATTCGTCTGGGAGTTCAATACAATCAACCTATTATTAGAAATGCTTGAAAGACTCACCGGTGCTGCTTCTTACTTCATGAGTAATCAGAAGGGAGTATCAGGTACCGCGACGCGTGATAATATAATCAATGAGAAATCAGAGACACGTTTCGGTCTATGGGTTAATAGAATAATCGAGGAAATCACCGAAGCAATTACAATGTTTATCAACATGTACCAAGACTGGGCGCCTCCGACACTAGGCGAGAGAGTCTTAGGAGAGAACGGCAAGAAGCTCTTTCCTAACTTATCAGTCAAAACCCTAAGAGGGAACTATGACGCACGTATGACGCCTGATATACACATGGGGTCTAAAACACTCAAGAGACAGGCACTAGCGTGGGCTTATGAGGCATTACAGACAAGTATCTGGGTTCACCCTCAGGTCAATCCTAAAGGGAATTACAACTTAACAGCAGACACAGTTAAAGAAATGGTAGGAGATATAGATATAGAACGCTATCTCGGGAAAGAACCTAAGGGGAAGATGGGCGACTTAGAAGAAGTCAACGGTGAATGGTCAAGATTTATACAAGGAGATGCCTTTGATCCCCCTGAGGGAGCAACTGCCCAGGCTTTACAACATTTAGCAGGGCATATATCTCAACAAGAGAAAATCCACGAACTAGCCGAAGAGTATCGACCTAACTTTGAAGACCATTTATTCAAAACAATAGTTAATGCAAGGCAATTCATGAAAGTAGCCCAACAAGAGAAAATAGCGATTCAAATAGCAAGTCAGGTTGCAGGTAGTCAGGGGGAGAATCCTCCTAATGTTCAACCTAATCAACCGGGACAACCGGGACAGCCGGGACAGCCGGGGCAACCAATACAACCAACCCCACAAGGTGGGCAATTCTAAGGAGGTTTTATGGCGACATACGGAGCAAAGCGAGGAGCGGGCAAAGGAATAGGAAGAGCAGGTGGCGGAAGAAGAAATAAGAATACAGGTGGGTGCAAGTTAGGCGGCCCAGGATATGGTAAAGGTGGGGGACGAGGTAAGGGGACAGGAAGAAGAAAATGAGCGACGTATTACTAACAGAATTCCTAGATTGGAAAGTATTACTATCAAGGCCGGAATGGAGACGATATGTTAATCTCTTAGAAGAACATGCAGAATATTTACAAAAGGAGGTGAATAGATGCACTAGGGAAGGAAAGAATACGGAAGCTATGAAGTTTTTAGCCCAGAAGGATTTAATCCCTAAACTTTTGGGTAAAGTAAAGGATAGGGTGAAAACAATCAAGGAGAAAGATGCCAATAATGACGGGTAAGAAGAAACAAAAACCAGTAAAGAGAATGCCTGACGCTCCGGATAATCTCAAATTAAGCAAGGCAGAGTTCATTGCTAAATACGAAAAAGAAAAAGAAGTCGAAGCAAAGACAGCAGAGTATAAGAAGAAACTCCTAGCAGGAGAAGATGCTAAGCCTGAATCTAAGAACGATGTAGAAGTCTTAGAGGGTGAATTAGCAATATTGATTGACGAAGCAGCCAAGGCAGAAGCTATGGCAGACAGTCCGGCCGCAGAAGAGAAAGCTAAGAAACTAAAGAAAAAAGTGGTTGGTTTAAGGATGAAAATAGGGAAGGCGAAAAAAGCTTTAAAATAATAGATATATAAGTTCGTAGCACTTTAAGCTATGGTAGGAGGAAAATGAACGAGTTTGATAGACACAAAGAAATCACAGAGAATTTCTTAAAAAAGGAAGAAGCAAGGGACGCTTCCGCAGAGAAAGGTAAAGAAACTCCAACTATACCTGACCCTGGAAAAGAAAAGATCAAAGGCACAGTAGTTACAGCAGAAGAGAAGGCTAAAGACGATGAGAAGATTCTTGACACACCAGAGGACGAACTTGACGAAGAACAGAAAGCTCGGAAGGAAGAAATCTTAAAGGTTAAGAAACCTGAAAAGCCTGAAGAGAAGAAACCTGACGACCAAGACCGCTTGAATAAAAGGTTTGGCGAGCTTACTGGAGAAATCAAAGACTTAAAGGCTGATAAATCTCAAGACAGAGAAAAGATCACTGAACTTGAGAAACAACTCGGTGAGGTCAATGAGAAACTGAATCCTCCTAAAGAGGACGTTGAGAAGAAAGCCGAAGGAGAAAGAGTCAAGAAATACCTCACAGATGACAAAGATAAGCCCAGAGAAGAGAAGCGTGAGATGTCCAAAGAAGACCTTGAAGAATGGCTTTTAGAGGACAATGTAGCGGCTACTGAATGGCTTATGGAGAGAAGTTTGAGAAGGTCTGGTGAAAAACGCGCCTTCAGAGGTAGTCAAGAAGCCAAGAAAGCTGTTGATAAACTAACTGCTGAGATGGAGAAGTCTCAAAAGAGAGTGACAATCAAACATCCTGAACTCGATATTGAAGAAAGGACTAAGGAACTCAAAGAAGATGATAAGACAGATAAGGAGATACATAAAATTCTCTATAAAGAGAATGAGAAGTTTCGCCTAATGTATGACATCATGAAAGAGAACCCTAAAAAGTATTGGGTTAATAATGGCCCGGAACTCCTTGCTGAAGAAATGGAAAAGAGATTAGGTAAAAAACCTAGTGGCAAGAAAGAGTTTACGGACGAAGAATTAGAGAAGGTCAAACAGGATGCTATAAATGAAGCTCTCGAAACTGAGAAGGAAAGAATAGCCTCTCTAGATGAGGGGAATGGTTCATCAAGAGACAAGGAAACAAAACCTAAGTCAAATTTAAGCCCAGAGATGGAAAAGAAGAAAAAGGAAATTCTTAGAAGGTCTGGGGTATCAGAGGAAGAGTTCAATGCTTCAAGAGAACGTAGGAAGAAGATCGGAGTATGAGCGATAGGACAGAGGATTTACAAGGAACGTATATATGTGGTAGGTGCAATACGCCTATCTTTTATCTACTTTCTGAGGGGAAAGATTCCCAGATCCCTTGTCCGGATTGTGGCTATGCTCATGGTGAAAGACCCTACAAACAGCTTCCTCCTGATATTAAATTTGACTTAAACCAGTATTGAGAACATTAAGGAGGAAAGTATGAAAACTAATGTTTATAAAGCAGCAGGATTTAGCCTGTTGAATAAATTAGATGAGGGCGGATTAAGAAGTTATCTTTGCGATTCTGACACTATCTTGAAGGGCGATGCTCTTCACGATGATGGAAATGGAAAAGCAACTAACGCAATCACAGCGTTTGCTAATACATTTCTAGGGATTGCAGCTCACGCACAAGATAATGCTGGTGATGATGGTTTAAGCGTGTTAGTTATCCCACCTTTAAGCAAGTATCAGTTTATTGTACCTGTTGAAGCTGATGCAGTGATAACTCAGACAGCAGTAGGACTTATTTGTGACCTTGAGAGTGTCAATACTCTTGACATCTCAGACACTACGGGTGCTGCTAATGCTAAGGGGTTATTTATTGACGAGATCGACATAACAGCTGCCGCGATAGCTGCGAATACTTATGGTTATGCCATTGGACATTTTGAAGTTAATGCTGCATAATTTATTAAAAGGAGGGATTACTAATGATTACTAAAGATGTATTAGACCAACTATATACACCTGTCTATGACAAGTTCTTACTTCAGACTTTCAAGGAAGACGAACAGGTCAACCAGAAGGCGTTTGATCAGATTGAAGACAAGACTAAAGAATTCAAGTTCGACGGAATCAGTGGACTTGGTGAGTGGGTAGATGCTACTGAAGGTTCTTCGGGTGGATATGAAGATCCTGTTCTTGGATATGCCAAGACGTTAACTCAGGCAAAAAGATGGAAGAAACTTTCAATCTCTTTTGAAGCTGTAGACCAAGAGGAATATGCTCTTTTAGGTAAACTAAAAGATGCCTCAGCAATGGGTAGAGGGGCAAGGATGAACGTCGAGAAAAAGACAGCCTCTATACTTTATGATGGTTTTTCAACAGCCTGTCCTGACGGCCAGTACTTGTTCAGCAACTCACATCCTAAAAACAGAGAAGAAACCGGGACAACTTATGATAATTTGTTATCAGGAGCTTTCTCCCATGACAACTTAGAACTAGCCGAAAGTCAGATAGCTGACAATTTCTTTGACCCTAAAGGAATCCCAATAGCTACATCAGAGAAACCTATTATACTTTATCCACCTGCACTAAGAGGGGCAATTATGAGAGTGTTCTCAGACAGAGCAACGGAGAGACCGGGGACTACATTAAGAGAAATTAACAGATTCGCAGGAATGTATGAGCCAATAGAATGGAGATACCTTTCAGCAGCTCTTGGTGGTTCAGACACAGCTTGGTATATCATCTATCCTGAGTTAAAATTACTCGCGGTAGTATGGTCGGCCAAGCCTCATTTTACATCTTGGATAGACGAAGAAGACGAATTTTACAACTTCAAGGGACGTATGCTTTATGATACAGGTGCGCTTGATTGGAGAGCAGGACTCGCAAGTACCGGAGTTTAAGTAAATAAGAAAATGGAGGTTATGCTATGAACAAGAAATATTTGGTAGCTTTCCTAAGCATAATCTTATTTGCTTGGGGGGCTTTTGCAGCCGATAAGGCAAATTGGGGAGATGACGTCTATATTGATGCCGACGGTGTTATATATGCCGGGAGTGGTATTGATATAGGCGGAACAACTCCTATGTTAACCATTGGAGATGGCGGAGATGAAGATGCAACTATTGTTCTTGACGGTCAGACTAATGACTTCTATGTAGGATTTGACACAACTGATGACTTACTAAACATTGGTGTTGGTACGACTCCAGGCACAACTTGTGCCCTTGAAATCAACGCAAGCGCTAATGTTCTAGTTACATCTGGTATGACAATCCCTTATCAGATACACGCAGCAGCAGATACTCTTACTATCAATGAGGGTTCTAAGTTGCACGTATTTGGCAATGCAGCAGAGTATGCTTTGACACTACCTGCCGTATCAACAGCAGCTGGTATTCATTACCATATTGTTGTTGGAATTAACCCATCTGGGACAAGCTTCACTGTTATTACTAATGCTAGTGAAAACAAAATAACTGGTGTAGCTACTGTAGCTGGAGAATCAGTTGCAGCTTCAGATGAAGATACAGTCACATTTACTTTAGACGCAGCAATTATAGGTGATTACATAGACCTATATAGTGATGGTGTTCTTTGGTATGTGAGTGGTCATGCAAATGCAACAACAGGGATAGTATTTACAGGAACGTAAACGAGATTTTTCGGAGGGGTTTAAAAAGCCCCTCCATGTTTTTATAATTTGTTTGATATTTCATAAAGGGAGGATCCAAATGAAAAAGATGTTAGTTAGTATAGTGTTCGCGTTGATTATGTTTTCAGCTATGGCCTCAGATGCTACTTACGAAAGGAATAGACCCAATGAGGTTGTAGGTTGGAGCGTATTCGGCTCAGATGACGACATTGGTACTTCTTACGAGTTGATTACAGAGCTTGATACTACCTATGCTCAGTTAGCAGCAGAGGACACTTTAGAGGTAATTAGTGCTAGTGCTTCTGATACAGCTCAGACCGTTACGGTTACTGGTGTAGATAACTCAGGTGAAAAAGTTTCCGAGAGCTATCTCCTAACTGGGGCGACTGTAGTTAGCGGAACTTTAACTTTTAGATACGTAGACCAAGTTTCCTCAGACAAAGAATGTGCTGGCGCGATAACTGTAAGGCGAGACACAGGGGATACATTTATTACCTCTATCCCGGTAGGTTTTTTAGACGCAGGAATGGTTCAACATTTCAACGGAGAGGAAACATCTTACATAACAGGTTGGAGAGCAAGCTGTACTTCGACTACAGGGACTTTGATTTTTGAATTAAGAGAATATCCTGATGACGCTGACTGCTTAGACGCAGGAGACGGATACAGAGTTTTAGATTCAATAGTCTTTACCAATGTCTTAGGGACTCAAAACAGACCTTTTCCACAGCCGATTAAGTGTTCTGCAGGTGGTTGGATAGCAGTATATTGCGATGGTGGTACTGATAACGCAGACGGTTCAGTCACAGTACAAGGCTTTGACGTAAGATAGGAGAATTAATGAAATTTCTAAAGGATGATATCACTACATCTCAAAATCTAGCTTCTGCAGTTTTGCTTTCTACAACTACATACTCTAAAGCATTCACTAGCCTGCAGGTTCTTATCAAGTTTTCTGTAAATGTAACCGAAACCATAACTATTACCTTAGATTCAAAGGCTGGTGCAAGCTACGATGTAGTCTTAAGAAAGAAGACTCTTAGTGCAGAGAGCAGCTTTGTCTATGAGAGTAATAGGAATTTTGCAGCAGGAGATAATATAAAAATTCAGTGTACTAATGCCAATGCGACAGGTACAGCTTACGTAATAGTAAAAGCAAAAGAAGTAGGATAAGGAGGAAAAGCTATGGATAAATTTGAAAAAGAACTTAAAGGTCTTCCCATTGAGTTACAGCAGTTAAGAATTAAAAAGCAAGCGCTAGAGAAAAGCGTTAGGAGTGCTGAGAATGGATTAAGTGCGGTTAATGAGAGCATTAGCAAGGTGAAGGAAGATAAGAGAAAGACTCTCGATAAATATAAAGAAGATCAAAAGAAATTAGCATCTATTAACGATGACATTAAAGCTGCTAAGGGCAAACTCGTAAAGGCGCTAAAAGAAGGCGATGTGAGGATAGCAGAGATTAAAGGGAATCAAGATCGTCTTGATGAGAATGCTAGAGGCCTAAGTATTAGAGAAGGAAGACTTGAGAAAGGCAAGAAAAAGATTAAAGAAGAAACTGTGAATATTGGTAAGAGAGAAAATGCGATAGATAACGGCTTTGAAAAAAACAAACAAGATGAAGCTCGAATTGCTGAAGGTAGAATAAACTTAGAGAAAGACCGCAAGAAGCTTTTAAAAGAAGAAGAATCTATTGGCGTTAGGGTTGTCGAGGCAACAGATAATGTTGAGAAGCAAAAGAAGTTAAAGCTTGCTGCTAAAACCAAGGCTGATGAAATTAGCGGAAACCTAATAGTGCAAAAGGCATTGACTAAATCATTAGATGCAAAGCAGGTAAGCTTAGATGCGCTCATCGAAGAAAATAAAAAGTTAGTCGAAGAGTCAAAGGAAAAAAGTGTGACCCTTGATGTAGAAAAAGAATCCTTGAAGGGAATGTATGATGACATAGATAGCAAGAATCAGGAATCAGAACTTAAGAGATTAAAATTGCTTAAGATAGCAAAAGAGAAAGATTTAAAAAAGCAGATCAAAGAATTGGAAAAAGAAGGTGAATGAAATTATAGGAGGAATAAGTGAAAAAGCTCTTATTGGTATTAACTTTTATCACTCTGCTACTATCGCAAAGAGCCATAGCTCACGAAGATAGTGTCTATGTCGACGGTGTAGAACACACCCAAGTAGAAGTCTTGGAAGTCCAGGGACTCTCTTCTCAGGGAGTTTCTCCAACAAACAAAGCTAGAATATACTACGACTCAGAAGACGATAAGGTAAAGCTGTCTGAAAATGGAGGAGCTTATACTAACATAGGTTCTGGTGGCGGTGGTGCTCCCACAGACGCTGACTATCTTGTAGGTACAGCCGATGGAGACCTTAGTGCTGAGATTGTTGTTGGAACTACGCCCGGTGGAGAATTAGGCAATACTTGGGCTTCACCAACGGTTGATGCTATTCACTCGGGATCGGCTCATCACGATGCAGTAGTTATCACAACCCCTGATGCTAATGCTACAGTAGGACAAGCTATTATATTCTCAGATACAGGCGTTATAACTATAACCGAATCTGGCGATACTATAACCTTTGATGCTACAGAAGTTGACGGTTCAACAACTAATGAAATAAATACAATCACAACTCCAGATGCAGAGGTTACAGAAGGCCTTGGAATTACTTTTGCTGATACAGGTATTATGACTATATCCGAGGTAGGAGATACAATCACTTTTGATGCAACAGAGGTAGATGGTTCTATAAGTAATGAACTTCAAGACTTATTTTCTACCATAGCAGTAGCTACACAGGATAATATAGCAGTAGACACTAATACTGATACTCTTACTGTTGTAGGGGCTGGTATCACAGTAGTAACTACTACTGCTGGTACTGATACTTTAACACTTACTTCTACGGAAGTAGATGGAAGTACAACTAATGAAATAAATACTATTACTACTGGAGATGCTAATGTTACGGCAGGATTAGATATAACTTTTGTTGATGGTGGAATTGTAACTACAACAGAAGCAGCAGACTCAATTACTATTACTGCTACAGAAGTTGATTCAGTAGTTGCTGCAATAAGTGGATTAGTAAAATCTGACGGTAGCACTATAGCTGCCGCGATTGCTGATACTGATTATGCTTCAGCTTTAGGGGAAGATGATAACTATGTAACTGATGCAGATATAACTCTTCTTGGAAACACAAGTGGTGAAAACTCAGGAGACAATACTGTAGCAACTACAGGAGACGCAGCAGTTGACTTCTTCGGGGCTAGTGTTACAGCAGTAACAGATGCTACTACTTGCACTGATATAGAAGGAACAAATTTAGCCATTACAGAGGGTACATTAAATGCTACAGATACTCAACTGACAGAAGAACAGGTTGAAGATTTTGCAGGTACTATGGTTGATGGTGGTACAGAAACAAGAATTGCAGTTACTTATGTAGATGGGGCAGGTTCTAATGATGGTTTATTTAGTTTTGTAGTAGATGATATGAATGATGATATACCTGATGCAGGAGATTTTGGAGCAGGTACAGACTTAGATGCTAATGGTGCTGTTGCTTGGGGTAATCTCGCCGAGGGAGAACTAACAGACTCTACTATCGTAAGTGCCGACATTAAAGATGGTGTTGTAACTGAGGCAGATTTGAATGTTACTAATGAAGCTGGAGAAGGCACCGATAATTACCTTTTAACTTATAACCACGCAAGCACTAATTTTACTTGGGTTGAACCTAGTGCTGGTGGTGGAGAATCTCTTGCTACTACCCTTGGTATAGGAGCAGATGCAAATGATGTTGATACTACTAGCTGGGGTCTGATGTCAGGTATTGATGCTGGTTTATATATTGATTGGGATTTAGATGGAGTTTTTGACATAACATCAGACGGTACTTTAGAATTACACTCTGCTGACTGGGATATATCTACAACAGGTGCTATTACAAACTGTTCTTTAGCAGCAGCTGATAATGTCATAGAAGCGGATACAATTACTAATGCTACCTTTACCACAGCCTTAACTGTTGACACAGGTACGGTTACTTTAACTGGTGCTGGAGCAAATAGTTCTGTCCTTACTCTTGCTGCTGGTGCTTCTTCAATAGGAGGCTCTAACACAGGGGATGATTCAGGAACAGATGACCAAACCATAGATGCCTTTGCTATTGACGGTAATAACATAACTTGTAGTATAGAAAGTGATGGAGAGGTAACAAAGACAGCAGATATATCAACCACAACGGCAGTTACTGCTAATTCTGCTAAAAATACTAATGTTTCAACTGTTTTAAGTATCGGCACAGTGGGAGTAAATACAGTAGCAATAACAAGCGACGGTGGAGCAGATGATGTTACTCTTCCCGCTGCTACAGTTGATGCTGCTGGTATGTTGACTACTGCAAAGTGGGCGGAAATAATTGCTAATAATAACAAGGTTACTGATGACGATGTTGGTGTGTCTGAAGTCTATGACGCTACTGGCTGGGATGCTGATACTGGTTCTCCACAAAAGAATGATGTCCGAGATAAAATAGAAACAATGGACACAGCTATTGGATTGAATACTGATAAGGTAACCAATACAGATACTCAAGACTTAGGAATAGATGGAAATAACGTAACCCTTACAGATGGTGGAACTGCTGATATTTCTACTACAACTGCAGTAAATGCTAATAGTGGAAAGACAACTAACGCAACTCATACAGGAGAAGTAACAGGTGCTACTGCTCTTGCTTTAGACCCTACTTGTATATCAGGAAAAGCTGATACTACTATAGCAGATACAGATTATGTATTATTTTGGGATGTTACAGATAGCACTCTTAAAAAAGTAGACGCAGCAGAATTAACAGCAGGTGGAGCAGGTGAAGCCAATGAATACTCATTCAAAACTATCACAGGAATTACTAACGATGTTATAGCTGATACTACAACTGACTCTTTAACTCTTACAGGAGCTGGTATAGTAGGAATTGTAGGAACTACTGCTACTGATGTTATTACAATCACAGGGACAGAGGCAGATACCTTAGATACAGTCTCTGACAGAGGTTCTACTACAGACCAATCCATCACAACAGGTGGTGTAACAGCAACCACAGGAACTCATATCACAGTAGGTACTACTCAATGGGATGATGGCTCAGATGCAATAGATGGAGAACAGGTAGCCGACAATACAATAGATGATGACTCAATAGACTTTGGCACAGGTGCAACCCAAGTAAGTGCGGGAGACCTCCCCATAGCAGACGCCGGAACAATAATCACCGCCACAGAAGTTGAAGGAGCCTTACAAGAGAACAGAACAGCGATAGACCTTAACACCATTCACTCCACAGACAACACCCAAGCTCATACAGACTACCTCATAAACAACGGAAATGATACAACATCAGGCATTTTAACATCAGCAGGCATAATAGTCGGCGACGGTCAAACAGTCGGAGCTACCACAAACAAATGGCTCTTTGATGATACTAATGGGGATATATCTACTACGGGCAACGTCGGCATCGGCACGACTACTCCAAACCAACTCCTCACAATAGAAGGCACACTCTCCCTAAAAGAACAAGCATCAGCCAACGCAGACACAGCAGCTTATGGGCAATTATGGGTAAAAACTGCCACTCCTAATGAATTATGGTTTACAGATGACGGTGGTACAGATACTCAATTAGGACAAGCTGGTGGTGCAGGAGACCTTAAAGCAGATGGTTCAGTCCCATTAACCGCTGATTGGAACGCAGGGAATAGTTTATACGACATCACAGCAGTAGAGTTTAAAGGAGCTTTAAAAGGAAACGCTGATACGGTAACTAATGCCACACTTACTACAGCTATTACAGTAGATACAGGCACGGTTGGATTAACTGGTGCTGGAGCAAACACTTCTGTCCTTACTCTAGCTGCCGGAGCTTCATCTATAGAGGGTACTAATTCAGGTGATAATACAGTATGTACCTCAGGAGCAGCAACAACAGCCGAAACTTTAAAAACAGCAAGAGCAATAAATGGCGTAGACTTTAATGGTAGCCAAGCCATAACAGTAACAGCAGCAGCAGGAACACTTACTGGTGCAACATTAAAATCTGATGTATTGGCTTCTTCATTAACTTCAGTAGGCACAATTACTTCTTTAGTAGCAACCACAGCAGACATAAACGCAGGAACAGTAGACGCTGTAATCGGAGGAACGACCCCAGCAGCGGGAGCGTTTACAACTATTACAGCCACAGGTGGAACCTCCACTGATTGGAACAACGCCGCTACTTTAGGGGCTTGTGATGGAATAAACACAGTTTACGATGTTGATGGAAATAGATACGGCACAGTGGTAATTGGCGGTCAATGCTGGATGAGTGAGAATATGCGTACAACACAATATCCTGATAAGACCGCTATTACAAAGGGATGTATTGCAGAGGACTGTGGTGATTGGGATACAGATACTACTCAATATTCCTGTCCTCCGAATGTCGGTAATACTGCCGAGGACTGCAACGCAGCTTACAGATATGGCGAGAACAGCGGCACAGGCACTGGCGAAGCTTTGGGAATGTTTTATCAATGGTCCGCGGCAATGAATGGTTCTACTGATGAATTGGCTCAAGGCATTTGCCCTGAGGGTTGGCATATTCCAACAAACGGGGAGTGGGAAATTTTAGAAGAGTATTTAGGGTCTGCTGATTGTAGAACTGACGTTGGATGGCAGTGTACCCCAGCAGGAAATAAAATGAAAACACCTGATAAATGTAGTGTTGCAGGCGATAGCAATTGCAGTATATCCGGTTTTAATGGTCTCCTCACCGGGGACCGCTATACCAATAGTAATTACTGCAATCGCGGCACGTACACGCACTTGTGGTCTTCTACGGTGGGCACGACGGGGGCATGGACACGCTACCTGAGTTCCACTGAGTCTAATGTCTACCGGGGCGACTACAATAAGGCGTACGGCTTTTCTGTGCGGTGTCTCAAGGACTGATTTGACTATTTTGACAATTTGTCTATTTTTTTCACCAGAAGCTGGATAGAACCCGGGAATAATCCCGAAGGTAAAGATGTCCTCTCAAAAGCATTAGCGGAGAAATTACACACGATAGAAGTGATAACAGAATACAAAGTTAACAAAGAGAAACAGAAATTAAGAAAGTAAAGGACATAGCCGAGGCAGTATATACGGAGAATATCGTTACGAAGTATAAAGCAAAGAAGGATAAAAAATAAGGAGTGATAATGGAAGAGCGAAGAAAAGACTATATTCACATTGAAGCAAAGATTGACTCTATTAAAAACTCTTTAGAACAGAAGATTGATGACTTGAGAAAGCTATTATTAGGCAATGGTAAGATTGGTTTTTTTGCTAAAGTCCAGATGCTCTGGGAAGGGAAGAAAACTCGTATGGGCTTGTTAGACTGGGCTTATAGAATAGCTATAGGCATAGGTATAGCTTATATTATCAGACAAGTTGGATTAAAATGAAAGAATTTGACGAACAAATCAACAACCTATTACATACAATTATGCGTGTGATAGATAATATAGATAGGGATAGACGAGAGTTTAATAGTAGGAGTACGAAGGAAATCACTCAGCTATTACTAGCTCGTCAAGAGATATTAAGGTTAGTAGAACTAAAGGAGCAAGAGAATGGCAAGAACAGGTAGAAAAGGAAGTTGCAGAGCGGGTGCAGTTCCAAGAGTAGGCAAAGCAGGAGACCCTAAACCCAGTAGGGGCAGAGGTCGTGGAGCAGGAAGAGGAAGAAGGAGAAGACCAAGATGAATATAGAAATAGTAACTAAATACGCTACAGTTATACTCGCAGCATTGGGTTTGTTTTCAGTTATAGCAAAGATGACACCGACGGAGGCAGACAATAAGGTAGTAGATTTCCTTTATAAGATAGTAAATTTCTTAGGACTTAATAAGGAGGACTAATGGTTGGACAGATTTTTCAAGCCATCTCTAAGGGCGTGGAATATCTTACACTGTTGACTAAGACATCACACGTCAGGAGACTACGCAAGGCTGTGGATTATGGAGAGACCTTCATCACCCTATTCTACGAGCTTATTGCAGAGAAGAATGTTAAGAAGAAAGCACAGCTACGCAAGAGAATGAACTATTGTAAGATTAAATTCTTTAAACTTAATCAAGGATAGGAGATTTATTTTGATTGAACGGATTGTAATACTTCCGGACGTTCACCTTACCACAAAGATACCTAAACCATACCAACTAACTAAAAAGTTTATCAAGGACTACAAGCCGACAGAGATTATCCTCTTGGGTGATTTCATGGAGGTTAGCTCTCTGTCTGGCTATGACCTATCTAAGAGAAGAAAGATAGAAGGTCAAAGGTTTGAGAAAGAGGTGGCTTTAGCCGAGCATGAGCTTGATATACTCTCTGACCTCTGTCCAGTGGTTACATACCTTGAAGGAAACCATGAAGATAGGGTAGAACGCTACTTAGACGACCATCCAGAGCTTGAAGGCATGGTAGAGCTACCTAAGAGGCTTAAACTCGCTGAGAAGGGCATTACGTGGCATAAAACCAATAAGCTGGTTAAGCGGGGCAAATTATACTTTACCCACGGTGTTTATTACGGCAAGTATTTTGCTAAGAAGACTGTGGATGACTACGGATGTTCCATAGTAATAGGACATACACATAGGTTTCAAGTTCACACTCTTTATCCTAAGATGCAGAAGTATCCTATGGTATGCTACGGATTAGGATGTCTTGGAGACACAGAACCTGCCTATCAGAAGACGCCTGCTGGACACATTAACCAGTTTGCGGTGGTAGAGATAGGTCGTAAAGGTTACTTTAATCTATATCCTATAAACATCATAGATAATAGGTTCATTTATGGTGGAAAGGAATATTCACTGAAATGATTTATCAAAAAATAAATAGATGTGATTCAGTGAAACAGGCGGGTGGGTGGATTACTCGGTGTAAGTGTTGTGGTGAATGGACTATAGTTAGACATAGAAAGGAGGGTTATTGTGTAGAGTGCCAGGCTAATAAATGTAATATGACCTTTAAGAGTTTCAATAAATTTTATAGGCTTCCTGCTTGGAGAAGTTTACGTAAGATAATATTTGCTGAAAAGGGCAGAGTTTGTATTTATTGTGGTGAAGAAGCAACACATATAGACCACCAAATACCCCTTTCAAAAGGGGGAACAAACCAAACAGATAATTTAGAACCCGTTTGTGGGGTATGTAATGTTAAAAAACAGAATAAAACAGATAAAGAATTCAGAAGTTATTTAATATAATAGGAGGAAAATGAAAACAAATAAGCAGTTGTGGAAGATTTGTCTGGATATATACAAAGAATTATACATTGAAGCAGAACCCTCGGCAGACTTTAATAAACTAATTGAATCAGGAGAGACCAAAAAACCTGATTGGTTTAGTAAATACTATTTAGATGATAAAGAAATTAAA